CTTCCGGTAAATGCGTTATATATGAAGACGCTATGGGCCGGCCGGTCATTACAAAAGACGGTGTAACCGTTGCGGAAAGCGTAGTCTTATATGATCCGGTCGAAAACATAGGCGCAACTTTAATTAAGGAAGCAGCTAGAAATACAGTAAAAGAAGCTGGTGACGGCACAACAACAGCAACAGTGTTAGCGCAAACATTGCTGCATTTAGCGTATGCTAAGATTGATTCTGACGGTATTCGTGATATTAAATTAGGTATATCATCAGGATTGGATAAAGTGACTGAGTACTTACAGGAGGAAGCATTACCGGTCGGAGGGGACATGTTAAGATCCGTAAGTGCTATCAGTTGCAATAATGATGAAGCTCTAGGTGATATAATATCGCAGGCATATTCGAAAGTAGGCGGGGACGGTGTCGTTCTTATGGAAGAGTCTGAGACCCATGACACCTACGTTAAATTCGTAGAGGGCACTAGAATTAGTAGCGGACTTAAATCGCCGCATTTTATGACAGATAAGGATAAAGGCAGGGCAATACTAGATAACCCGTACGTACTGATAGTAACATCGCCAATACCCAATATCCGTAAAATACAAAATGTATTGGAGTTTGTTATTAAAAAGAAAAGGAGTTTGTTAATCGTTGCAGGCGTAGAACAACAACCTATGGCAGCTTTATTAGCTAACAAGGTTAAAGGCAATATAAAAGTTAATGTTGTAGATCTGCCTGGATTCGGTCCAACTAAGCAAGATACAGTAGAAGATCTTGCGGTATTAACTGGAGCAAAAATTATAAATGAAGAATTAGGCGACGATTTAGACTTAATTCAACCGGATGTTCTAGGTGAAGCAAAACAAGCTATAACTGATGAAACACATACAGTATTACAAATATCTAATCAGGGTGAAGTAACAAAAGAGCGTGTTGAGTTAGTTGAACAAAAAGTTAAAGATGAGCAGAATCCGTTCTTTAAGAAGAAGCTACAAGAACGTTTAGCTATGCTAAATGGGCAAGTAGCAATGATTAAAGTCGGGGCAAATTCAAAAATAGAACTAAAAGAAAAGAAAGATAGGGTTGAAGATGCAATATATGCTACAAAAGCAGCACTGCAAGAAGGTATTGTATCTGGAGGAGGAGTTGCTTTATTAGATGCGCACTATAGTATCAAGCCAGAAAATGAAGGCGAACGTATTTTATTAGAAGCTATAAAGTCACCTTATAAAACTATTTTAGATAATGCAAATTTAGAATACAAGGAAACAGGTAAAAAAGGAACAGGTCTTAATGTTATATATAATAAATCTGTTAATATGATAGAAGCTGGTATTATTGATCCTGTACTTGTAACTAAAACAGCTCTTAAAAACGCAGTAAGTGTTGTCAACACTATATTCTCTGCTGATTGTGTAATTAGTAATATCAGAATAAATGCAGGCAATTAATTACTACGTAGTCGTTGAAAAAATAAAAGAAGCGCCGAAGAAAGTAGGTGGCTTAGAACTTACAGAGGACCAGAATAAAGATGTAAGATATTTAAAAGGAAAAGTAATATCAGCAGGTCCAATGGCTGATGTACTAAAAAAAGATGATATAGTTAGATACGATAAACAAGCAGGGCATGGTATTGAATGGAAAGATCAACTATATTATGTTTTAAAGCTTGGTGATATAGTTTTAGTTGAATGATACTAGATCCTAGCGACATAAGAGAATTAAATTTATTAAAGTATTACAGGCTCATTCGTAAATGGGCTTGTAAAACTTATGGCTTAAAAGATGCGGATTTAGAACTTTTAGTCTATTTAGATTGCAAATCGCGATTTACACGTAATGAATTTATAGAAGGTGCGTATACATATTCATGGGATAAAAACCGATGGGAAAGACTCCGTAAAGACGGATGGATAGATGTATGGCGTAATCGCAATAGAACAACTATAAAATACAGTATATACAAAACCTCATTTAAATGTAGTCAACTTATATCTCGTATATACAGAATTATGCTCGCGCAAGAAGACTTACCTACTAGCGAGCGTAGCGTATTTTATAATAATAAATCATATACCGATAAAGTCTATAATAAAGCTATAGATGATATGATTAAAGATAAAGATAGATAATGGGCTACAAAATGAAAACTAACATATCGGAAATGTTGGGTTTGAATAAAGAACTTTCAACACCTGATGTACCAGTATTTGAAGAAAATTTAGGTGGTTCCTGGGGTTATGCTAATATGGATAGAACAATTCATATAAACAATAAACTTAATAACTATCAAAAGAAAAAAGCCGTTGAACACGAAAAAGAGCATATTATGCAAATGAGAAAGGGTGAGGCTTGGTTTGATAGTAATAACGTTTATCATCAACCAGATAAAAGTAAACCAATACAAACTTACAAAAGAGTTGGAAATGGGATATTAGTTAAAGGTAAAGTTATACCTAATGGGCATGAACAAAGCCCAATTGAAAAACCTGTGTATAATACAAGGGGATTTAAACCTACAAAGTTAAGTTAATTATGGCAGATAAAAATGCACCATCAAAGAAAAAATCTCTTGGTTATTACAACCCAGTAAAAAATAAGAAGAAAGAAGGAGCAGCGGCCGGAGGCGGTATGACTAAAAAAGGTGTAGCTAAATATAAAAAAGATAATCCTGGTAGTAAGCTTAAAACAGCAGTTACCAAATGTGATGTTAAAGTAGGTACAAAAGCATATAAAAGACAAAAAGCATTTTGCAGTAGATCAAGAAGTTGGACTGGCGAAAGAGGTAAAGCCGCTAGAAGAAGATGGTGCTGTAGTAGACACAGATAATTATGTATAGAAATAAACCACAGGGCCTAGGAGACTCAATAGAAAATTTTACAACAAAAACTGGAATAAAGGGGTTTGTAGATAAAGTATCAACTGGATTGAATATTCCGTGTGGATGCGAAGGTAGAAGAGAAGCTATGAATAAATTCTTTCCATATAAATATAAATAACATGAACTTTTTAAAAAAAATTAAAAATCAGCCCTTTAAAATGGATGATGGTATAGCGAGCGTTATTGATCCAACCAGAAGTATGGGTGGTTTATTTAAACCATTAACAATACAGGAGTTTAATAAACAGCAAGCAGATATACGTAAAGAACAGCAAGCTATAAATAGTGAAATGTTAGAGCCTTCTTTCGAAGTTACATTTCCTAATTTTGATGCTAATGAATCTCCTACTAATTCAGATGTTGTAAATCCTGCTGAAAATTCACCAAGCACTACACCATCGCCAAAACTAAAAGCATACAATGAAATAAAAGATGCTAGGTTAAAGTCTAGAGCTACTAATAGATTAAGAAGAAATGACACAGAGGGTACCTACACTAGTAGGAAAGATACAAGAAAGCAAAAAAAGAAAGAAATAAAAGCTGCAAAAGTAAAAAGAGATAAAGCTTTAAAAGAAAATATAGAAAAAAAACAACTTACAAATAATAACAAAAAAAAATAATCATGCCTAATTCTAAACAAAGAAAGCTTAAAAGAAAAACCGATAAGCTAGAAAAAACAAAAACACAGTATCTTGACGAGGTCAGAAATAAACCTGGCGTTTCAAAGAGACAGACAAGAAAAGGAGAAAAGTTTGATAAAACCGTAAAACAAGTAAATCAAACAAAAAAAGAAATTGCAAAAGATAAAGCTATTGAAGGCGGAATGGCCGTTGAAAAAGCAAATACAATTTTTGCACTAAAATCACCTGAAGTTGCATATATGGCGCGGGTAGCTGGTAATCCAGCAATGCCAATGGATAAAGTAATGTTACAAGACCCTGATAACAAAAAAACAGAGATAATAGGTGGTCAACCAAGATTCGTAAAACAAGAATTTGACTCTTATAGACAAGAGATAGAAAATACAAGAAGCAAATATGACGGAGAAAGAATAGCTAAAAATTACTTAGGAGGCAAAGGAAATAGAGCTTCTGTAATACCAACAAAGAAAAGTGTTGTAGGGGATTCTAAAAATCCATACGACCACGCGGCATATGGGATGTTGAAAGGTCATGTTAAAGATTCTTTAACAATGGTAAACAGGGGTGATGGATTTAAAGCTCAGCAGCTGTATGGAAGAGACTTAGGAAAAGACTTTAAAAAATATGGCCAAGATATGGCAGGAGTAAAATCTATTCTTGGGAGAGTTGAATACAAACTGAAAGGAACGCCTGGTGATGGTAATTACAGCGGACAAAGAGCGCCTTACTCAGGAACTTTTTATTCTGGAGGTAATATACCTAAGAATGCACCTTATTTAAAGAAAAATCCACAAGAAATGGAAAGTGGTAATCTTAAAAAATTCAAAACAAAATTTTATACTGATGATCAAACTTCTGGCCGAGCTACAAGAAGTGATGCAAGCGCAGCCCGCAGAAGATCTAATAAAAGAAGAACTGATATTTTAAAAAGTTTTGAAAAATAAATATATATAAATCAAATTAAATCTAATTAAATTATGAAAAAAACAATTTTATTAATAGCTCTGCTATTTAGCGGAGCTATATTTAGCCAAGATTATCAGGGATTATGGTCTGATACACAAGTTGAAGACAACTATGTAGTTATCTCATATAATGAAAAAAATGGGTACGAATTTATAAATTTTTCTTTTGCAGGCAATAACTTAATAAAAGAAGAAGTATTAAGCGTTGAAAATGATTTAATACTAGTTTATGAAGGAGATGAATATAAAGATATAGACACTTTATCAATTAAAACAAGAATTAAGCATGAGAATATTGATGAGTGGGTGGTGTATGCAGAATATAGATTTGTAGATGAATCCATTATAGAAGTACTTTATACTGGTGATTATCATGCAACCCATAATCTAATTAAAAAGAAAATAAAATAATATGTCAAAAATATTATCTAAACTATTTGGTAATGCTGGCGGCGCAGTTGTAGACAAGCTGGCCGGTGTTGCCGATAAGTTTATTCGAACTAAAGATGAAAAAGCTGAGTTTGAAAAAGAAATGACGCAGATATTTATAGAGGCAGAAAAAGAAATGCAAAAGAATGTTACCGAAAGATGGAAAGCAGATCTAGAGCATGGAAATTGGCTGACTCGTTCGGTTAGGCCATTAGTATTAGTATTCTTAATTGTAACTACTGTATTAATGGTTTTTATTGATTCTGGATCTATAGCTTTTCAAGTCGAAGAAAAATGGACAGATTTACTTCAACTAGTTTTAATAACTGTAATCGGTGCATATTTCGGTGGGCGCTCGGTTGAAAAATTAAGAAAAAAATAATGCCTAGAATTAAAAACCTTTCTATAGATGATACTATCAATAATAATGATAAGCTTTTAGGCACAGATGGAGCTACTGGGCAAACAAAAAATTATAAAATTGAAGATTTAAAAACCTTTATAAAAAAAGCTAGGCTATATACTCATCATCAAAACACAGCTTCAAATACTTGGACTATAAATCATAATACTGAATCATTTCCAAGTGTTAGCTTAAAATTCTCAAGCAGCGATGAGATCTATGAAAATGTAGGTGCATTTGCTGGCGTAAAATACGACAACAACAATACTATAACAATAACTTTAGCGGCTGCAGAAAGTGGCTACGCATACTTAAACTAAAAAACTATGGCAATACCATTTTTAAATCACTTAGACTTACGAAGTGTATCAGAGCTGCAAAACGCTATTTTACACAAAACAACCTCTGGCGCTGCATCAGATGTAAGAGGTAAATTAATATACGATACAGGTACTGATACAATAAAGTACTATTCACATCCAGACGGTGGATCCGGATCTTGGGTTTCATTAACAGGGGACACAAATACATTTAGAACTGTGCAAGCAGATGGCTCTGCAATTGGGGCTACTGAAACATTAAATTTAATTGGTGGTACTAATATAACACTATCTGAATCGGGTGGTGCCATTACAATTAACGGTGCTGCTGCAATGCAATTTTTCTTAGAAGATGGCGATGGAACTGAGCTTACAATAAACCATAATAAAGAAGTTAAATTTGTTGAAGGCGGCGGAATTACTATTAACTGGACTGATACAGATGGCGGTGGCGATACTGATCCTTACGATTTAACATTTACAAATACAGACAAAGGTTCTTCTCAAAATATATTTAAAACAGTTGCTACAAATCCATCACATAGTGGTTCACTTACTTTTCAAGCAACTCAAAATCTTGCGGCAGATTCTAATAATGATACTTTAAAATTATTTGATGGTACTGGTATTAAAATTGAAGGTGCAACTAGTGATGATATAGTTAGAATAAGAATTGCTGATGGTGGTGTTGACACAACACAATTAGCTGCTGATGCAGTTGATGGAACTAAAATTGCTGATAATGCTTTAAACTCAGAACATTATACTGATGGTTCTGTTGATAACATACATTTAGCAAATGACTCTATAACAGTTAATGGTTCATCTATTTCATTAGGTAGTTCTGTTACAACTCCAAACGATGATGTTAGTGAAGCAAATTTAAAAAGCAGATTAGCTGGATTTGATTCTGGTGATACTGTTTATATTGGGGATGGAGATAATGATACAACGGTAGTTGTTAGAGGTACACTTACAGTTGAAGGTACTACAACAACTATAAATTCTGAAACATTAACAGTTGATGATAATAAAATTGTTCTTAATGATAATGTAACTGGCACTCCAACTGAAGATGCTGGTATTATAATTGAAAGAGGTAGCGGAACTAATGTTGAATTAAAATGGGATGAAGGTGATGACGACTGGGAATTTACAGCATTTGATCATGCCTCAACCCCAGCTCTTACTAAATATAAAATACCTAGAACATTTGCAGCAACTATCGGTGATGGATCAGCTACATCAATAGCTGTTACTCATAATTTAGGCTCAAAAGATGTGATAGTTCAATTATTTGACGTCAGTTCTTATGAAACTGTTTATGCTGATGTTGTAAGAACTAATAGCAATCAAGTTACAATGACATTTGGATCTGCTCCTGCAAATGGAGATGTTCGTGTTCTTATTAGCACAGTAGGTTAATAATATAAAAATAAATTATAGCGGTACGTAGGTATCGCTATATTCAATACAATTAAGTAATATGGCAATACCATTTCTTTCTGACATTAGACTTCCATCATCTGGGAAGGTATATTTATGGACTGGCCATAACTCTAATTTCTTACAATATAATCTATGGCATGCTTCCTCTTCAGGAGGGATGTTTATAAAAAATATTTCCAGTTCTGGTGATATTTATTTCCAAACAAATTCTACAACAGCCCTAACTATAGACTCTTCTCAAAATGTAATTGCCGCTGATGCTTTTACAGGTAAACTTCAAGGAGCAGTTACAGGTTCACCAGATACTACAATTTGGCGTGTTAGTGGTCAGTATACTAATTGGGGTATATTTTATAATGAAGGCTCACCTGATAAAATTGAATTTAAAGCAGGTGGAACTGTAACGTCAAGTATTGCTTTAGATAATGGCGATATAACAACTTCAGGTAATATATATTTAAACAATAATAAAACTATTTTTGGTAAAAATACCAGTGGTTCTAATTATGGATTATTAACTATAACTAGTGGAAATGTTATTAAATTAGGTGCTTACGCGTATACAAGCGCAGCTACCCAAATTGGTTTAGGAAATAATGGTAAGTTTTTAATTGGTACAGAAGAAGCCCTTTCTATTGATAATTCTAAAAATGCATCTTTTGCAGGTACAGTATCTGTTACAGCCGCAGACTCAATAACAATTGCGGATTACATACTTCATTCAGGAGATGATAGTAAATTTGGATTCCCAAGTAATGATACTTTTAAAATAAGAACTGGTGGTGTAGATAGATTTACTCTCACAAATACTAATGCAACATTTGCTGGTATTGTTTCTGTTCCAACTGGAAAAGCATTTAGAATGTATAATGCAGCTGGAAGTGGCTGGGGTGAAATAACATTAAATGAAACTGATAACAAAATACAATTTAACAGAGGTATTCAACCATCAGGTAATGATCAATCTGATCAAGACTTAGGTACATCAAGTCATAAATGGAATGAAATACACGCTACACAGTTTGAATCAGGATCAACAGCTGTTACTTTAAAAAATGCTGGTAATACAAAATTATTAACAACAGGTGGGGGTGTTGACATTACAGGAGCTTTAGCTGTTGGTAATATTAATAGTACAGGTACTTTAAGTATAACATCTACATATCCAAGAATTAATTTAACAGATACAAATCATGATGATGATTGGAGTATAATAAATGCAGATGGAAATTTTAGAGTTTATAATATAACTGATGATGTAAATTCTTTTAATATAGATGCATCTAATAACGCAACTTTTGCAGGTAAAATATCATCAGAACATATAAAATATTGTAACACATCTATATCTAATAGTTACGTAAGAGTTTACTATGCAGCAGCGAATACTAGTCAACTAGCCACTGCTGTTAGATTAACCGGCACAACGCATGGCAGTAGTCATGTTGCTAATTTCACAGCAGATATATTAGCAAACCACTATCAAGATGTTTTTATAACATCAAAGAGTGGGGCTTACACACAAGTTACATTAAAAGTTTCAAGTAATAACAATGGAGATTATACATTATTTGTAAAATCAGCTTCTTCTAGCGCATCTACTTATTATTTTAAAATAGAAGCAATATCAGATAATGTAGATTTATCAGTCTTACCATCATCAACTTCATCAAGTAATACAACACATGAACATACTACTGTATTTGGAAGCAACGCGACTGGAACAGGTGGCACGTTAGAACACAAACACGGGGGAAAACTTGGTATGTCAAGTGGATATTCTAGTGGAAAGTTTGCTGTAATGACCAGTAATGTTCATGGTTCATACGATTTCTATAATAATGGTACAAGTTATTTTAATGGTGATGTTACTATAGACGCTAACATAACACAAACAACAGGCACTACTGCAACTTTTGCGGGTGATATATATATAGTTCTTTCAGGTTCAACACAAAGAGCCCTTTCTTCTACAGGCACTAACAGTATACAAATTGGGGATGCTGGCGTTCAAAAGTTAAGATTTAAAAATGCAGCAGGCGTTTCTTTAGATATAGAGGCCGACGGCCATGTAAGTATTCCTAACGCATATATTGCATTCCAAGATGTAAATAGCCATGCTCAAATAGAAGCATCTAGTAGTAGCTTAATGATAAAAGCTGTTAACATACAAGCCCAAGGTAATTTAATACCTGATGGCACTGGCAACCGTAACTTAGGTGCATCAAATAGATATTGGGCGGAAACTTATACAAATGGTGTTACAAGTGGTGGTAATATTGTTATTAATTCAAATACACCTGTTCTTACATTAGGTGTAATTAATAGTTCAACTGGTAATTCTAAAATTCAGTTTTATAGTAAAAATAGTGGAGCGGCAAATGGTTACGCTTTGCAATATAATAAAGATACTAGTATTGATAGGCTGGAATTTATTGACGGCTCTGGTACTGCTAATATTAAATTTAATAATGGCGGTACAGCAGAATTTGCAGGTAGTGTAACAGCCTCTACAATTAATACAGGGCAAGGTGCTACAGAGGTTCACTTAATGAATCAAAACCTTAGAACAACTGATAACCCAACATTTAATAATTTAACTGTAACTGGTAATATATCAGTTACTGGCGATTTAAACACAGTTAGTGTTACGGATTTAGATGTTTCAGATAAAACAATAACTGTTGGCGTAGGGCAAGATGAAGGACACTCAGGTGGCTCTGGTTTAAAAGTATCAGGACCAAGCACACAACCAAGTATACTTTGGGATGAAAGTAATGACACTTGGGATTTTAACTATGGCATAAATGTTGGGGGCCATATTGAACTAGACAGCGCTAGGGGTGTTGTATTTGATAATGGCAATAGCAATAATGCTTGGTATATAAGAAATGGCGGTAGTAACTCTGCTACATTACAATTTGGTTTAGGCGCTAGTCCAGGCTCTAATATTAAACACACTTTTGCTGGCGATGGTTCTGTAACTTTTGCTGCTTATGTAAATGCGGCAACTGGGTTTAGAATGGCATCAGGCCAAGCAATAGATTTTGTAAATAGTAATATTGGTTATAATTCTATAGAAAGAAATACATCAGTAGGAGGTTTACAAATAAACACTGGCGATACCGCGTCAATGAATATATTGGATAATGGTAATGTTGGTATAAATTCTACTTCACCAGAAGAAAAGTTAACTATAGCTACTGGTAATGTACAGTTTAGACAAACTGCTCAAGCAGCAAACGCTTCATTAGGGTTTTTAGGTTGGAAAAATACGTATGCAACAGGTACACATGTAGCCGCTAAAATTGATGTTTTAACTAGAAACGAATCAACCAGTGCTCACGACTATACAAATTTAGTTTTTTATACATGGAATGGTTATAATTCTTTGTCAGAAAAAATGCGTATTGCAGATGATGGTAACGTAGGTATCGGATATGATAACCCTTATAAAAAATTACATCTTCATAACCCTACAGATAGTGGTACCCCTGATTGTCAAATGAATTTTACAACTGGTGTAACAGAAGCTGGTGATGGTAATGGTTTTAGAGTTGGTTGGAATGGAACAGTTGCTAATATGTATTTGTTTGAAAATGCGGATATGCGTTTTGCTACAAACAATAGTGAAAGAATGCGTATTAAGGCAGATGGCAAAGTTGGAATCGGGGCGACTAACCCCGGACAAAAATTAGAAGTAGCTGGTAGAATTAGAGTTTCAACTGACCCAACAATTGAATTTTATGAAGCATCAAATAAAAGAGGTGGTATTCAATGGAGCATAGCAAACGATTATACAAATATATTTGCTGTTGGTGGTGATATAAGATTTGATATTGGTGGTGAAAAAATGCGTGTCACCTCCACTGGTAGAGTTGGAATAGGAATAACAAATCCTAGTTCACCATTACATATAGCGGGAACATCAGGTTCTGTAGCTGGGTCAGCAATACTTTTTAATGGTAATACAGCAATTTGGCAACCATCAGATGCAACATTAACGATAAGACCATCAGGCACAGATGCTGCTACATTTACAAACAGTAGTACAACTTTTGCTGGCAAAATTATTGCTGAAAAAGGTGTTAATTATACAGGTGGTACTATAGCTGTAGCAACAACTGTATTACATACAAATGATATAGTATATAATATAGGTGGTAATAATGGTATAATATTATCAAATTATGATTATAGCGAAAGGTATTATATAACAAATGCGGATCATAGATGGGAAGTTGGGAGCGCTGATGCAATGAGACTTAACTCAACAGGGTTAGGTATTGGAACAACAAATCCTGAAAATAAATTACACATATTAACATCAACCACAGATACCACTCAACAATTACTTATACAAAATGGTAGCACTGGTGATGCAGCTATTAAGTTTAATATTTCAGGTGATACTTATTCATTTGGTATTGATAATAGTGATTCAGATAAATTTAAATTATCCGCAGGAAATTTAGGCACGAATGATAGAATAACTGTAGATTCAAGTGGTCTTGTTGGTATTGGAACTGCTTCGCCTACATATAAATTAAGTGTAGCGGGGGCTATTTCAGGGGCTGGATTTGTTACATACACAAAAAGTTATGGGTCATTAAATGCAACTGGAAATGCAGTGGCAGGAATAACAGCTTCAGCAAATGGAAATGGTAGTTCATGTGGATTTACATTTACATGCTTTGGAGGAACTGGTAAATATCAAAAAATAGTTTATTCTTGTTATAATGATACAGGAACTTGGAGGGCTAGAAAAGTTATAGACGAAGGTACTAATGATTTAGATGTAGCCGCTTCAGCTGATGGCTCTACAATTACATTTACATTTAAAGCAACATCTTCATCACAAAGTTATACTCCAAGAGTAAAAGTAGAAGCAGAAGGTCATAATATAAATTCAACTTACGCATAAGATATGGCAGAAATTAAAAAATTATCAACTGAATTACAAGTAAAAGATAAATTACTAGATACAAGCGGAGATGCGGGAACCAGTGGACAAATATTAAGTTCTACGGGTACTGGTACTAATTGGATTAATTCTACAGCATTTACCGGTGGTACAGTTGCTAATGCAACAACTTTTAGCACTACAGCAACTTTTAATGGTGATATAATAGCCAATACTCATATTTACGGTAGATATGTAAATAACTCGTATTCTTTATTATATAGATTTGGGGGACTATATCTTACATGGGACTCAGATTCATATGGGACTGCCTTTGAACATTCTTTAACTTCTAGTTATGGTGGTACTTTTAATGATAGCATTACACTAAACTCATATAATCACATAAGATTTAATATTGATAGTAATAACAATAACAGTACAAGTTATTTTGAGGTTGGTGATGGCACAACTGGTACTGGTAATGTTATATTTAGATTAGACCAAGCAGGTGATATAACTACAACGGGTAACATAACATTTACTGACACAAATAACCACAGTTTAAATTCAATAGTTAATTTAGTGTTAAATGCTGATAGCGATTCTAATAGTAGTACTACTTATAGAAATATAATATTTAAGAGCAGAGGCACTGAAACAGGAAGAATAGATTATGAAGGTAATGCAACTTTTGAAGGAAATGTTGATTACAAACCTTATCATATGCCAAGCACAGGTAGCACGGCGGGTTGGTATAAAGTAGGTACGCTATCAAGTTTTTCGCAAAATGGTAACGTTGCTGTTATAGAGATGGAGGGGCATGCTGGTTACAATGCCGCTAACAATCAAGATTTTTGTATTAAACTATATTTTAAAACATCTAATGGAAATGGCGGCGGGCCTAATAATCAAAATTTTAATTCTTGGTACGAAAGAACAGGGTTAAATAGCTCGCACATAGAAATAGTATGGAAAACTTCAGCTACCAATGTATATGATTTGTACATGTATCTTCCAGTACATACTTTAGGTGGTTTTTATAAAGTTAGAAAAAGAGTAGGTACGTGGGCACATTCTGCAACTTCGGCTAGTGACCCTGGTGCAAATAGTAGTACTATTTTAGAAGCAACACAATTATTTAATATAGATGGTCCTTTAACAGTTGAGGGGTATTCAACTTTATCAACAGGTAATAGCGGTACTTTTGTTACAAATGATTCAAGCAACTACCCAAGAATTACAGTATCAGGGGCCAGTGCGCAATTAGGATTATTTAGGGCTGGTAGTAATGCGGGTGGTATGTATATAGGTGGTGCAGGTGATGGTTTCCGTTTATACACAGCTGGGTTTTCTCAAAAACTATTAATAGACCAAAGTGGTAACGCAACTTTTGCAGGAAATGTAATTTTAAATAGTAGGTTAACATTTGATTATGGTGGTGATCATTATCTTGAAGCTGGTACAAACAGTTTAGCTTATAAAAACTCTACCGGTGGTTCTGTAATGTCGCTTAACGCTAGTACTTCAGCTGCAACTTTTGCAGGTAATGTAACAATATATCCAAATTCTAGTTCAGGTAGCTTAACTGTTGGTAGGTATGCAGGTCAAGATATAAAACTTGAGGCAACTGATTTAACAAACACTATATTATCAACACAAGACGCTGATGAAAATCAAGAGCATAATTTTATTTTAAATAGAGTTCATGCGGGTACTGGTGCTGATAACTTTAAAATACAAAAAGGCGGTACAGACCAATTAACTATAGATAAAAATGGTAATGCAACTTTTGCAGGTGATATTATAATAGCAAAATCAACACCGAAGTTAACATTTAATAATTTAGCAGGTGGTGGTTTAGACCCAATGTTAACAGCATCAGGAACTGATTTTACTATTTCAACAACTAGTATTACTCCACTTACAATAGCTTTAGATACTGGTAATGCAACTTTTGGAGGTAATGTTACCGTTAGTGGTGATTTAAATATAACAGGAGATATAAATTCTGTTAGCGTTACAGATTTAGATATAACTGATAAGACTATAACAATAGCAAAAGGTGCAGCAGATAGCGCAGCAGCCGATGGAGCGGGTATAGTTGTAGATGGAGCAAGTGCTTCAATATTATACGATCATACTGGAACTCAATGGGAAATCAACAAGCCGCTTGAAGTTACAGGTACTATATCAACAACTGGAATAGTTAGTACTTTAACAGATAGTGTACTAATAAGTTATTCTGGTAGTGACGGTAATGCTAATGATGCTGGATTAAAAATAATGAATGATGGCAGCGATTGGGGTGCTTATATTAGAAAAACTAATAGTAGTAATTATGGCTTAAGAATTGATTCAGCTGGGACCAATGCACTTTCTATATATTCGAGCACTGGTGGTTCAACAAAAACATTTGGAGTTACTGGTTCTAGCGGAAATACAACTATTGCGGGCACAGTAATAGCTGGATCATATGTTTCGGCAACAGATTTTAGACCTACAAATATTGTAACAAATAAAGTTGTTAAATTTGATGGTACATCATTAAATGATTCTACTATTACAGACACTGGTTCTTTAATTACTTTAGGTGCTGCAACAACAATTAGTAATAAACTTTTTGTTGATGGTAGTTATGGAGTACAAAAAGGAACATATGCTGAAAGAACTTTTACATCAGGTTATTTTGCAAATGGAACATCTAATCTAGGTATACTTTTAGAATTGCAAAATGTTGCAATACAGGGTATGCTTAAAATAACTTTATCTGGCAGTTATTCTCATCAAAATATAACAGGTGAGCTTGAAGTTATAATACCTTTTGGTTTTAATCCTGGATCAGGAAATAGTTCTGGTATTTGGGGCAATGGTCAAAATAAAGCAATTAGAGCAACAGGCGGGATAGCAGATGCATTTACTATTGGTGATTTAGCTTGGAATTCTTCAACGCAAAGACACTATATACCTATATATAAGATAAATTCGCATGGTAACTCTGTAAAAGTTAGAGTACAATATTTTGGTGGCGCAGCTGGTCAAATTGAAAACTTTAATTTAACATCACCCGCTACAATAACAATACCAACAGAATATCAGACAAAACATAAATCAATAACACAAGGAGATTTAGACTTAAAAGGCGAATTGTATATACCAGGATATATAAACCATACTGGTGATTCTGGCACAGCAATTGGATTTGATGCTAATGATGTTATAAGATTAAAAACGGCTAGCTCAACAGCATTGCAAATTGATTCAAGTCAAAATGTAAAAGTTGTAGCTGGTAAGTTACAAATTAGTGGCGATAATGATCATTTTGTAGAACTTGTACAAAGTGGCAATGGTGATTTTACTATTGATGTTCCAGATGATCTTAGATTAGATGCTGGCGGTGGCGATGTTGTTTTAAGAAAAGCTGGTACTGAATATGCTAGATTAACACATAATAATCCAGGTTTACATATAACAACATCAGAAACAAATGCTAGTATATATTTAACACCAAATGGAACAGGTAATGTATATGCAAGTACAGATACATTTATTGTAAGCGCCTACGAAGGTGAGACTGCTAAAATATTATTAAGAACAGATGAAAGTGATGATAATGGAGATGATTGGTATATAACTAATGAAACTAATAATAATTTAGAATTTACAAATGATAAAACAGGTTCACAACTAGCAAATTTAACATTAACACCACAAGGGCCTTCAAATAGTGCTGTAGCAACTTTTGCGGGCAATGTAGTTGCTGGAAATAGAATTCAAACTGCGGTTGGAAGCGCAGGTGCTCCGGCATATACTTTTTCAGGCTTTACTGATGACGGTATGTATAAAGAAGTGTATGATACTACTAAATCAACACTAAGCTTTGCAACAGAAGGTACAAGAAGAGGAAGAATTGGTGAGTTTGGTATATGGTCTGATGCTAACGTATATGCTACTAATCAATTTAGAATGTTTGGTACTTGGCAAGCTACAAATGGAACTACAGGTGGGGGATTTACATTTGCTAATACAGCAGACAACAGCGGCGCTGTATTACTAAGTATTACATCTGACTCTTCTGCGGCTTCGGCTTCAGTTGCTACTTTTGCAGGCACAATAAACGCAGGGACAATAACAGGATCTGGTAACGCAACTTTTGCAGGTAAAATAAAATCAACAGAAACCCCTGCGGATTTAGCTTCAGCACCAACAGTAGCTTTTGGAGATGGTAATACTGGGTTTTATGAAAGATCTGATAACGATCTAAGAGTAACTATAGGAGGTTCCGGTCTTTATGAGTTTTCCGCAAATTGTATGGGTGGAGTTAACGAAGGTAGAGCCCACTTTAATGCTGAAGTTGCAACAGCTACAAATCCTACGGTAATTCCATGGAGAAACGATTCAGACACTGGAATAGGAAGAGCTAGTGCAAATAATCTTTCTTTAATCGCGGGTGGTACAGAAGCGTTAAGACTTAGTGCTACTGATGCAACTTTTGCAGGTGATGTTACAATTTCTAATGCAACTCCAGCTCTTAATTTAACAGATACAGATAATTCAAGTAATATTGCTTTGTCTTCTGTTGGCGGTGCTTTAATTGTTAATTCAACAGCTGATCAGGTTTATCAAATTGGAGGTACAGAATATTTTAGAATTGCAACATCTGGGGTAACTTTTGCAGGTAATGTAACGGCGGCAAATTTATTTCTTGGTAGTTCTTCAGTTAGAATTTCTCCAGGTGGTAGTGGTGAAATTGGATTAAATTATAATACTGGGGCGACTGGTAGTTTAGTTTGGTATGCTGGAGGAACTGCATCTAAATTTTCTGTAACAAATACTGGTAACGCAACTTTTGCAGGAAAAGTTAGTGTTGGAGGTGGCGATACATCAACAGCACAAATGGCTTTAAAAGGTCAACAAAGTTTATTAAGTTTTGTAAGAGGAACTTCTGGGGATGCTCAATTCTTTATGAGCTCTGATTCGGCAAGATTATACTTTTCACATACAGATACACAAAGCACTAATTTAATTTTAACGTTAAATCAAGATGAATCAGCAACTTTTGCAGGTAAAGTAAGAGCTGCAAGAGGCACTAAAGGAGAACCAACATATACTTTTACACAAGATCAAAATACAGGAATGTATCAAGACGGCAATGATCATATAAAATTTACAGCGGGTGGTAATGATATGTTGAATGTAAATGTAAACGCAGGAAAAGTAGGGGTTACTGGAAGTCTAACAGTATCTTCAGATATTGAGGACAGAGACATACCTTGTTTGTTTAATAGTAATTGGTTAGATGGAACATCTAGTTCAATATTACTTGTGCCGTTTAATAAGCAGGACAGTGAGGCAACAGTTTCAGCTAGAACTTACTACCACAATTTAACCATGCCTGCTGCTGGGAAAGTAGCTAAAGTTGTTATGAAAAATGTGTCAGGTAGCGCAAGTAGTGGAATGACAACACAATTGTTTCTTTATGTGAATGGTTCACAGGTGGCCAGCAGTTCAGAACTAACCATTTCAAGTGACGCAATAACATGGTCACCAACATCAAGTAATACATTTAGCGCAGGAGATGAATTAAGTTTTGGCTATCAAAAAAATTCATCAGGTAAAACATGGAGTGGGGCTTCTATGGGAATTATAGTAGAATTAACAGATTACGATATATAATATGGGATATTTTGAAAATTTAAACACAGCAAACCTTAATCTTAAAACAGACGGAGAAGTAAGATATGTAAACGGAGGGTATACACTTATTCCTTGGATGGAAAGTCTAGACGATGATTTATATCAAGGTTGTATTGATGATTTATTAAAAATGAATTGGGCACATTATAAGTTATATTTAGTTGGTGGTCTTTTACAAGGTTGGAAAACAACTGATATAGATATTTGTATAACAGGTGAAATTGATGAAAACTTACCAGTTTTAATGAAAGCAGCAATGGAGCTAGGCCCCTTTGACATGTATTATGTAAAGTCTTTAGACGATATAAAAGGAACAGGTAATAGAATATGGGAATTTGCAAAACCAGATTGTAAATCACATGAAGGAGCAGCTAGATGGCATGGCCAATGGAAAGCTGACGGTATGTTTTGGATGACTGAAAAATTTGATCCTAAAGGTAGAACTTACGACAAAGAACCTTTAGCATTAAATTAATAAAGTAAAAATTACGTAAAATACGTAATGATATAAACATAGTAATAACAATTAAAATTAAATTTTATGACAAAGAAAACAGATGATTTAAAAATCACAGACGAAGAATTAAAACTAATTCAAGAAAAAGTACAAGAAATTAATAATTTACAAATGCAAGTTGGTGGATTGGAAATTCAAAAACAAATGGGTGTGATGCAGGTTAATCAAGCACAATCTCAATTAGGAGAATTACAAAAAACGCTTGAAGAAAAGTATGGTAAAGTTTCAGTAAATTTGACGGATGGAACCATAAAAGAGATTGAGGAAGATGAGGCTAATAAGAAAAATTAGTATAGGTAGAGATTATAAAAATGATGCAATGCATTATTCTGTTGGACAAGAAGTGTATGGTGGTCATACAATAGATTCAATTATTGAAGAAGATAATAAATTTTCTATTTTTATTAAAAAAAAGAACGAGGTTTTACCTTGGAAAGATTTTAATAAAAACATGGCCGTAGCAGTTGAATACAATTTAGAATACTAATGCATAGCGTTTTTGATTTTATAATAAAACCAAAAAATAAAAGATACGACAATATAAAACAAATCGATGATAAAGAGCTGATATTAAATTCAGAAATATCTGATCATCGATATGTAAGTCGTGTTGGCATAGTTTTATCAACCCCTAAACTAGAAAATACCGAAATTAAAGTAGGCGATGAAGTTATTGTACATCATAATGTTTTTAGAAGATGGTATGACGTTAGAGGTGTAGAACAAAATAGCAGAAGCTATTGGGAAGATAACAAATATTTTGTTAAGTCAGACCAAATATTTTTATATAAAAGAAATAACAAATGGTATACACCAAAAGGTTATTGTTTTATTAAACCAATTGAATCAAATAATATATTATTAGAAAAAGAAGTTCCATTAAGAGGTATTATCAAATATGTTGATAAAGAACTTAAAGATATAAATAAGGAAGATTTAGTTGGATTTACGCCGAGCAGTGAATATGAATTTATTGTTAACGGTGAAAGATTGTATAGAGTATTAACTAATTCAATATCTATTAAGTATGAACGTCAAGGAAACGAAAAAGAATATAATCCAAGCTGGGCATAGTGCTGTTAAAGAACTTATAAAAGTTGCGAAAGAACCTATAGTCGAAACAGAAGATGATATATCTGCAGATAGATTAAAAAATGCTGCAGCTACAAAAAAACTAGCTATATTTGATGCTTTTGAAATACTTAATCGTATTGAAGAAGAAAAAGCATTATTAGAAAATAAACCTTTAGAAAACAAAGAAGTTGCATTTAAAGGATTTGCTGAAAGAAGATCTAAGTAATGTATAAACAATCATTATATAGCGTTATAGAGCCTATAAAAATCAATACGATTAAAAGGCTTAATAAAGCAAAAAAGTGGAAATACGGATACAATAAAGAGCATGACGTTGTTGTTATCAGCAAAACAGGTGTGATAGGGGAGGTATACGAGATACAAAACCTTAAAATAGCTTTACCTAAGCAACCTAAAAATGTTTTTAAAGGCAATAACAAATGGGAGGTTCAAAAATATCCAAAAGAATTAGATAAAATAAAAACAATATTTGATTGGCGAGATTTGCCATCAGATTTTAAAAATAATTGGCATGCATATATTGATTCAGAGTTTACTAAAAGAGAAGAGGGTTTTTGGTTTTATAACAAAGGCATTCCTACTTATATTAGTGGCACTCACTATATGTACCTGCAGTGGACTAAAATTGACATCGGGAAGCCAGAGTTTCGAGAAGCAAATAGATTATTCTTTATTTTCTGGGAAGCTTGTAAAGCAGATACACGATCCTATGGGATGTGTTACCTTAAGAACAGGCGTTCCGGGTTTTCTTTCATGGCATCAGGAGAGACTGTTAACTTGGCAACCATATCAAGTGACAGTAGGTATGGTATATTATCCAAGTCCGGTGCTGATGCAAAGAAGATGTTCACAGATAAGGTGGTACCCATATCAGTTAATTATCCATTCTTTTTCAAACCCATCCAGGACGGAATGGACCGCCCCAAAACCGAACTTGCCTACCGTGTCCCAGCCAGTAAATTTACCAGACGTAAGCTTACCGCCAACGAAGCCATGGAGGACATCCAGGGACTGGACACGACCATCGATTGGAAGAACACCGGTGACAACTCCTACGATGGGGAGAAACTCGCCCTCCTCGTACATGATGAAGCCGGCAAATGGGAGCGCCCCGAGAACATCCTCAACAACTGGAGGGTCACGAAAACCACATTAAGATTAGGAAGTAGAATAATCGGAAAATGTATGATGGGTTCAACAAGTAACTCATCAGATAAAGGAGGTGAAAACTTTAAAAAATTATACCATGACTCAGATGTTACCAAAAGAAACCGCAATGGACAGACTCGCTCGGGATTATATTCTTTGTTCATTCCTATGGAATGGAACTTCGAGGGATTCATCGATTCTTATGGAATACCTGTATTTGAAACACCAGACACAATTGTTAAAGATGTACACGGAGATGAAATTGACATCGGGGTTATTGAACACTGGGAAAACGAAGTTGAAGGCTTAAAGGGTGATCAAGATGCTTTAAATGAATTCTATAGACAGTTTCCGCGTACTGAAGAGCATGCGTTTAGAGACGAAACAAAAAATAGTATATTTAATTTAGCAAAAATTTACGAACAAATTGATTACAACGATGAAGTCGCAAATCTGTCACAAGTTACCGTTGGCAGCTTTACGTGGAAAAATGGAATTAAAGACACAAAGGTCCAGTTTACACCAAATCTTAACGGAAGGTTTAAAGTCAGCTGGGTTCCGAATGTAAAATTACAAAATAATATTATAATTAAAAACGGTATAAAATATCCAGGCAATGAACACATGGGTGCTTTTGGTTGTGATAGTTATGATATATCAGGAACAACAGATGGGCAAGGCTCTAAAGGATCCCTACACGGGTTAACGAAGTTTAGTATGGAAAACGCTCCTGCTAATATGTTTTTTTTAGAATATATAGCTAGGCCTCCAACAGCTGAAATGTTTTTTGAAGATATGTTAATGGCATTAGTATTTTACGGCATGCCTTTATTGGCAGAAAATAACAAGCCTAGGTTATTATATTATTTAAAAAGAAGGGGTTACAGAGGTTATTCTATGAATAGACCAGACAAAGCAAGAAATAAATTATCAGTAACCGAAAAAGAAATAGGTGGTATACCTAACTCAAGCGAAGATATAAGACAAGCACACGCTGCTGCAATTGAAACATATATTAATGATTATGTTGGCATTTTATCAGGTGGTTCATATGGTGATTTATATTTCAACAGAACGCTTAATGATTGGGCTAAGTTTGATATAAATAAAAGAACAAAATTTGATGCCGCAATCAGTTCTGGTTTAGCTATTATGGCTTGTAATAAAAACAAATATAAACCACACGCTGAAAAAGTAAAGCAAAAAGTAAATATTAATTTTTCAAAATACGAAAATAAAGGAAGTTTATCAAAAATAATAAAACAATAGTATGGCTGAATCAGTTATGAAATCACATTTTCCAAGTCAAACCGTAGGAGACGATGTAAAGTTGAGTATGGAATATGGCTTAGAAGTTGCAAGGGCTATAGAGAATGAATGGTTTAAAAAATCTCATGGAGTAAATAGATTTTTTCAAAATCAAAATAATTTTCATAAATTAAGATTGTATGCCAGAGGAGAACAGTCAATCCAAAAATATAAAGATGAATTGTCTATAAATGGCGATTTATCATATTTAAATTTAGATTGGAAACCGGTACCTATTATACCTAAGTTTGTAGATATAGTTGTAAATGGTATTGCAGAAAGAACTTATGATATAAAAGCATATTCACAGGATCCATTTGGAGTTAATAAAAGAACTCAGTATATGGAAGGCATGCTTATGGATATGAAAACAAAAGACTTGTCTGACTACGCTCAAAAAGAATTTGGTATTAATATGTATAATACCCCAGCAGATCAGCTTCCTGAAAATAATGAAGAACTAGAGTTGCACATGCAATTAAGTTATAAACAGGGGATTGAAATTGCAGAAGAACAAGCTATAGCTACTATATTTAATCAGAATAATTATGAATTAACTAAGAAAAGATTTTATTATGATTTAGCTGTTCTTGGAATGGCTTGTGTTAAAAATAACTTTACACAATCAGAAGGAATTAAAATTGAATATGTTGATCCTGCAAATATAGTTTATTCTTATACAGATTCTCCATATTTTGATGATATATATTATGTAGGTGAAATTAAAAATGTTAACATATCAGAGGTTAAAAAAGAATTTCCAAATTTAACAGATGAAGATTTAAAAAAAATACAAAGCCAAGGTAATGGAGATTACAATAGCTATAACAAGTATAATTCTCAAGTTAACAATACGGACAATAATTCTATTCAATTAATGTACTTTAGTTACAAAACGTACATGAATGAGGTTTATAAAGTAAAAGAAACAGCGACTGGCGCTGAAAAAATTATTAAAAAATCAGACGCTTTCAATCCACCAGCAGTAGAAGGCTTAAAATTTGAGCGTATTGCTAAAAATATTGAAGTTGTTTATGAAGGTGTGTATTTGCCAGGGGCCAAACAGCTGCTTAAATGGAATCTTTGTGAAAATATGTTGCGTGAAAAAAGCGATGTAAACAAAGTTAAATTAAACTATTCAATAGTAGCTCCAAGATTATATAATGGTAAAGTTGAATCTTTAGTTAGTAGAGTTACTGGATTTGCAGATATGATTCAGTTAACTCATTTAAAAATTCAACAAATACTTGCCAGAATGGTTCCCGATGGTGTATATGTTGACGCAGATGGATTAGCAGAAGTGGATTTGGGTAATGGCAGTAATTACAATCCTCAAGAAGCATTGAACATGTTTTTCCAAACTGGTAGTATTATAGGTAGATCATTTACATCTGACGGTGATATGAATCCAGGAAAAGTTCCAATACAAGAAATAAGCAATAATTCCGGTACAGGAAAACTATCCGCTTTAATTAGCACTTATAATTATTATATGCAAATGATTAGAGACGCTACTGGATTGAATGAAGCAAGAGATGGTAGTACTCCAGATAAGAATGCTTTAGTAGGTGTGCAAAAACTTGCTGCAGCAAATAGTAATACAGCTACAAGACACATATTGCAAAGTGGATTATTTTTAACTGCTGAGATGGCTGAAAAAATATCATTAAGAATTTCTGATGTTTTAGAATACTCACCAACAGCAAATGCATTTATTCAAAATATTGGTTCTCATAATGTGGGTACATTAAAAGAATTAGCAGAGTTACATTTGCATGATTTTGGTATATTCTTAGAATTAGAACCAGACGAAGAAGAAAAACAATTATTAGAAAATAATATTCAAGTAGCAATAGCACAAAATAATATTGAATTAGAAGATGCTATTGATATTAGAATGATTAAAAACGTTAAGCTTGCTAATCAACTTTTAAAATTAAGAAGAAAAAAGAAGCAAGAAAGAGACCAAAAAACGCAACAACAAAATATACAGGCTCAAGCACAAGCAAATGCTCAAGCTCAACAAGTTGCGGCGCAAGCAGAGGTACAAAAACAACAAGCATTAACTCAAAGTAAAATACAATTAGAGCAAGCTAAAAGTCAGCTAGATACTAATAAGCTTTACAGAGAAGCTGAATTAAAGAAACAACTAATGCAAATGGAATTCCAAATGAATATGGCTTTAGCAAAAGTTAAAACTGAGGCGGAATCCGGAGCAATGAACAAAAAAGAAGATCGTAAAGATGAACGTACAAAAATACAAGCATCTCAACAATCTGAATTAATCGACCAGAGAAAATCTGGCAGACCGCCTAAAAATTTCGAATCGGCAGGAAACGATATAATAAGCGGTAATTTTAACTTAGGTGCATTTGAACCTAAGTAATATATAAATTGTATAATCATATAATATTTTATTATGGCAAAAGAAATTAAAGCTAAAGTGTTAGACACAGGTGAAGAATTATCTGTGCAAGAAAAAGAAGAAGTAGTACAAAAAAATGCTGGATTCGATGAAGAGGCTGGTGTATATAAAGTTGACTACAGTAAAATTAATAATCAAGAAGATACCGTTCAAGAACAAGAAACAGAAGATAGCGTGCCTAGCGGAAGCGTCGAGGTTGAAGAAACTGGGGAAGAAGCCGAAGTGGGATTGCAAGAAATACGAGAAGAAGAAGTAAAAGAAGAAGAACCGGCGGTAGAAGAAGAAGAATCGGTATTACAAGAAATTACAGATGAAGAGGATTCAACTGACAATACAGGAGTGGAAGCAGGCGCTGAAATTACCCAGCCCACACCGCAACAAGAAGAAGTATTACCGGAAGTTGAAGCACAAGAATCAATAGATTATCCACAAAATATTCAAGACTTAGTTAAGTTTATGAATGAAACCGGTGGAGATTTAGAAGATTATGTTGCTTTAAATAAGGATTACGAAAAGTTCGAACAAATGGATTTGCTGCAGGAATATTATTCCCAAAGTAAACCTCATTTAACGCAAGAAGAAATAACATTTTTAATTGATGATAGTTTTTCTTACGATGAAGAAGTTGACGAACCTAAAGATATAAAAAGAAAAAAATTGGCTTTTAAAGAGGCTGTTGCTGAGGCTAAGTATAAATTAGAAGATGCTAAAGCAACATATTATAAAGAAATTAAAGCTGGGAATAAGCTTACGCCTGAGGCCCAGAAAGCTATGGATTTTTTCAATAGATATAATGAAGAAACCGAAGCTAATCAAAAAATAGCACAATCTCAAAGAGATGTGTTTAACAATAAAACCACTTCGCTTTTTAACGATAAGTTCAAAGGTTTTGAATATAATGTCGGGGATAAGAGATTTAGGTTTAATGTGAAGAATGTAAATGAGGTTAGAGAAAACCAGAGCGACATCAATAACTTTACTAAGAAGTTCTTAGATAAAGAAAATAAGATGGCTGATGCTCCTGGCTATCATAAAGCTTTATTTACCGCGATGAATTCCGATGCTATCGCTCAACACTTTTATGAACAAGGCAAAGCAGATGCTATTAAGCAATCTGTTAAGTCTGCCAAGAATATTAACATGAGTCCTAGATCAGGGCATCAAAATGTTGAAGCTGGCGGAATGAAAGCAAGAGTTGTTAGTGGAGATGATTCGTCAGGAATTAAACTAAAATTAAAAAACTATTAAAAACTTTTGAAAAATGGCAAACGATAATACGTTTACTGGCCCATTAGCCAGTAGTTTAGTTAGCCCAGCGTCACAGAAAGTAACGCTGTCATCTAACTATTTAAATTTTCACGGTACAGATGGTAAGAATTGGTCACAACAATTTCTACCTGAATTGTACGCCCAAGAAGTTGAAAGGTACGGAAACCGTTCTGTTTCTTCATTCTTGAGAATGGTAGGCGCTGAAATGCCTATGGCTTCTGATCAAGTTATTTGGTCTGAGCAAGGTAGATTACATCTAGCATATAAAGGAACTATTAACTGTACAAACGGTTTAGTTAATGCAATTAAAGACGTTGATAACGAATCAGGTTCTTCAATAGCTCACTCTGTAAGAGTTGGTGCTACTGTAGTAGCTTCTATCGTTGGAGGCGCTGGAACTGTAGTAGTTAAAGCTAAATGTACGGCTGTAGCTTCTGACAACCTTTCTTTAACATTATTACCTTACGGTGCTGAAAACTTTGATGATTTAGCAACATTAGCAAGTGGTGACACAGCTGTTGTTATTAGATTCTTTGTTTACGGTTCTGAATTTGTAAAAGGTTCTGATTCAATGACTGACGCTGTTGAGCCAAACTTTAAATCATTTACTAACAGACCAATTATTATCAAAGATCACTTTGAAGTTTCTGGTTCTGATACAGCTCAAATTGGTTGGGTTGAAGTAAGTGGTGAGTCTGGAATGGCAGGTTACTTATGGTATATGAAGGCTGAAGGTGATACTAGAGTAAGATTTGAGGACTATTTAGAAATGTCTATGATTGAAGCTGAAAAAGCAGCTACAGGATCTGGGACTGCTGCTTCTGATGTAGCTGTTCAAGGTACTGAAGGACTTTTATCTGCGATTGGAACTAGAGGTATTGTTGCGGCAAACCAATTCAACGCATCAGCTGAATTATCAGAATTTGACGATTTATTAAAGGAACTAGACAAGCAGGGCGCTATTGAAGAAAATATGTTATTCTTAAATAGAGATGCAAATCTAGTTATTGACGACTTGTTAGCGGGATTAAACCCAGGTATTACAGGTGGTGTAAACTTTGGTGTATTTGAAAACTCTGCTGATATGGCACTTAACTTAGGATTCTCTGGATTTAGAAGAGGTTCTTATGACTTTTATAAAACTGACTGGAAATATCTTAACGATAAATCTACAAGAGGTTTAGTAGGGGGATTAAAAGGACTTTTAGTACCAGCTGGTACATCTTCAGTGTATGACCAAATGTTAGGTAAAAATGTTAGAAGACCTTTCTTACATGTAAGATACAGAGCTTCTGAAACTGACGATAGAAGAATGAAATCATGGATTACTGGTTCTGTAGGTGGAGCATCTACAACTGGTAAAGACATTATGGAGGTTCACTATCTTTCAGAAAGATGTTTAGTGGTACAAGCTGCTAACAACTTTATCAGATTTGACTCTTAATACTTAATTTAAAAGGAATGGGTGCTTCGGCACCCTGCCCTTTTTATTTTTAACTTTTATTATATTATATCATGGAAAAAACAAAAAAGACTAAGGTTGTAGAACCTGTAGCAGAAAAGGTAGTGGCACCTAAAATAATAAAGCCACAATTTGTAGATAAATTATATGAACTAACAATAGGTGAATCTCCTATAGTTTATATAATAAAAAGTAGAGGATGTTTATGGTTTGACAAGGAATTAGGCTATGAAAGAGAAATTAAATATTGTGAAAATCAAAAAACAATATTTTTAGATGAAATGAAAGGCCCTCAAAAATTAAGCCATATTATGTTTAAAGATGGAAAATTATTTGTTCCAAAAGAAAAACAAACTTTACAAAAATATTTAGCACACCACCCAGATTTAAATAAAAAATTTAAAGAACATAATCCAGTACAGATAGCTGAAAATGATATAGGCTATTTAGAAATGGAAATTAAAGCTTTAAATTTAGCTCAAACTTTAGAATTGGATCATATTGAAGCAATTTTAAGAGCTGAGATTGGGAATGGGGTGTCTAAGATGACTTCTAAAGAACTTAAAAGAGATTGCTTGCTATTTGCTAGAAGAAATCCTTTTTTATTCTTAGAATTAGCTAATGATGAAAATCTAAATATTAGAAATGTAGGTATAAAAGCAACAGAACAAGGTATTATTAAACTATCTAATGACCAAAGAACATTTATGTGGGGATCAACTGATAGAAAATTAATTAAAGTTCCATTTGATGAAAACCCATATTCAGCATTAGCGGCTTACTTTAAAACCGACGACGGAATTGAAGTATTTCAAAATATTGAAAAAAAATTAAAGTAAAGCAATTGTAGGAAAAGGCCTGCGATTGTGGGCCTTTAACCTATAACAATAATATAATGGCAGTAAACGTAAACACAGTATACCAAAGAGTGTTAGCTATAACTAACAAAGAACAGCGAGGATATATTACACCTCAGGAATTTAACACAATGGCTAATCAGGCACAGTTAGATATATTTGAACAGTATTTTTACGATTTGAATCAATTTAGTAGAATACCTGGAAATCAAACAGAGTATGCTGACATGGTTGAAATATTAGAAGAAAAAATAAGCTTATTTGAAAAACAAGGTTCGGTTGGTAACAGCGGAACATCTCTTCCTACTGATTTATATAGACTCGGCTCTGTATTAACAAACTGCCCATCATGCCGCGAAGCAGAACAAGTAACCCAACGAGAATGGTTATATATGAAATCTTCACCTATTGCTTCGCCTACTAATGAATATCCTATTTATATAAGAAGCAATACTGGTATAAAAGTATATGGCGACAATAACACTCAAATAACTAGTGGTGTATATGTTAACTATGTAAAAATACCAACTACAGTATCGTGGACTGCAAACTCTACAACGGGACTATATCTTTCAAATAGTTCGGTAGATTTTGAAATACATGAGTCTGAGGAAACAGAATTAGTTAATAAAATATTAGCATTATCAGGTATATTATTAAAAGATGGAAATCTTTACCAAACAGGTTCAGCTGAAGAAATGAAGGATGTACAACAAGAAAAAGCATAATAAATGGCATTTATAAATCAAACACATTATCAATATTATACTCCGGGGCAAAAGTTTACGGCAACCGCGAATCAAACACAGTTTTTATTAACACTAGACCCTTTGCCAACGGCGGAATCAAAGTTTATTGTTTTTATTAATGGTTTAGAAATAGATGACAATCTATATACATATACTTCATCGGGTAGTAATGCTGGTAAAATAATATTTTCTTCAGGAAGAACAGCGGGTGAACTTATAGAAGTTAAACTAACAACACCTTCTGGGGGATATAGATATATATCCTTAACAGATATAGTCGCTAATTTTATGGTTTCATATGTAGGTAAAGATAAAATAATACCTAGAGTCAAAAGATCAGATGTACTATTCCATGCAAAAAGAGGTTTACAGGAATTTAGTTATGATTTAACTAAAGTTGAAAAAATACAAGAAGTTGAAGTAGGTAGCTCTTTGTCAATATTAATGCCACAAGATTATGTAGATTATGTTCAAATATCTAGGGTTGATAAGGCAGGTGTAGAAAGACCTTTATATCCTATAAGGTTTACATCTATACCAACAGAATCTATATTACAAGATTCAGAAGCAGAATATTTATTTGATGATGACGATAGTTTATTAACTCAAACACCAACTACTCAAACGCGATTCAAAGATAATAACAGCGGTAATTTTACAGGGCTATTTGATAATGATGTAAATAACGACCTAGAAAGAGCACATGAAAGAATATCTGAATACGGCGGAAGATTTGGGTTAGACCCAGAAATTGCTCAAAAAAATGGTAATTTTATGATAGATGAATTAAATGGTAAATTTCATTTTACATCTGATTTAGCTAATGCTGTGATAACAATAAAGTATATTTCAGATAGTATGGGCACTGATTCTGAAATGAAGGTACATAAGTTTGCTGAAGAAGCATTATACAAGCATATTGTATATTCTATAGTAAGCGCCAGAACAAATTTTCCAGAATATATAATTCAAAGATATAAAAGAGATAGGTTTGCGTCAATGAGAAACGCAAAATTAAGGTTAGCAAACTTGAACCCTAAAGAGCTTGTTCAAGTAATGAGAAATAAATCTAAAGTAATAAAACACTAAAGTATGCCAGAAATTAAAAATGCTTTCATACAGGGTAAAATGAATAAAGACCTTGATGAAAGATTGATTCCTAATGGTGAATATAGAGACGCTGTAAATGTTGATGTTGACTTTTCAGAAGGTAGTGATGTTGGGGCGTTAAAAAGTATTTTAGGTAATACTCAAAGAGATACAATAAGCTTATCTAATGCAAAATGTATTGGTACTGCAAAAGATATTGAAAATAATAAAATATATTGGTTTATTACATCTTCAGCAAAAGATTTAATAGCAGAGTGGGATTATGCTTCAAATACTTATGATACAATAATAGTTGATAGTGGAAGTGTATTAAATTTTAACACTGCTAATTTTATAACTGGAGCAAATGTTATTGATGGTATATTATTTTTTACAGATAATTTAAATGAACCAAGACAAGTTGATGTTGAATATTGGAGAAGTCAAACTTCAGGTTCTGCTGGCACAAGCACAGGATTAACAGCCGAAAGAATAAACGTTATTAAAAAGTCCCCTCAGGCTGCGCCTGGATTAACTATGAGCAGTTCCACAAGAGGTGGGGCCGGTACCGCAGGGGGTAATACGGTAACTTGTTCAATAAACTTAGCTGCATCTTCAGGAAGTGATTTACAAAATGCAAAAGATGCTGGGACTACGGTTAGTGGTACGTTTAGCGCAGACCCTAATTATCAAGCTAATGACGTTATAGTATTTAGTTTTGATTTTATTGCTGGAAGCGGAGATATAACAAAAACTGAAGCTAGAATAAAAATGGCTTCAAATTACGGAGGGGGTGCAAGTTTTACAGGTGCTGAAATATTAACAATAAGTAAACAAGTTAGAGGTGCGGCTGTAGCTTATACATGTTTATTACAAGAAGATGACCCTTTATTTGAATTAAAGTTCCCAAGATTTTCATATAGATATAAATACAATAACGGACAATATTCATGTTTAGCGCCTTTTTCAAATCCTGCTTTTTTACCAGATTCAACTGTCGGGGGTGGTTCGGGATTTGAGTATAACGCAGAAGATGGTTATAATAAAGCAATGGTAAACACACTGCGCTCGTTAACACTTACAAATTTAAATAGTAATATACATGGAGATGTTGATGAGATTGATATAATATATAAAGAATCCGTAGGTACAAATGTATATATTGTAGATACCATAAAAAGACAATCAAATAACAGTATTGCTAGTACATTTGAAGTAAAAGATGAACAAATATTTAAAGTATTACCATCAAATCAATTACTAAGATTATTTGACAGTGTGCCTAAAAAAGCAAAGTCGCAAAATATAACAGCTAATAGATTAATATATGGTAATTATACGCATCAATTTGATTTACCTGTTACACCTATTACATTTGACATTGGTTTAAGAAATAGATATGACCCTACTGATTCTAATAGAAATGAAAGACAATCTATGAAGTCTAATAGGACTTATCAAATAGGTGTTGCATACATGGATCAATACGGTAGACAAACTCCGGTTCTTACGGATAAAACTGGTATTATAAAAATACCACAAGGGCAAGCTAAAAATATGACGCAATTAATGGCTAAAATAACTTCTTCAGCCCCGTCTTTTGCAACAAATTACAGATATTTTATTAAAGAAATTTCATCTATACAATACAATTTATGTGCTGATAGTTTTTATCAAGATGATCAAGGTTATGTATATGTATCATTTCCATCAGCAGAAATTAATAAAGTTAGTGTTGATGATATATTAATTTTAAAGAAAAAAACAGGTAATGATCCATCTGAAATTACAGATAAATTTAAAGTATTAGATAAACTTACAACTCCACCAAAGTTTTTAGCAAAACCATTAAAAGAATATTATTCTCCAACAACATTTACATTTAGTAGAGACTTTGAACAAGATCACGACCAGTTAACTATTAAGCCTGGCTCAACACCAGTGCCAGATAAAAATAGAGTAACTATTAGAGATTTTCATAATAAAGGAGAAAATAAAGTTGCAAGTACAGCAGCAATAGGCGGCTCTGATAGAGGTGTTTCAAAAGATGCTTACACAGCAGTGTCTATTGGCAAAAAAGTAAGGTTTGTTTGTGGCGATACACAAAGCAAAGTTTATGAAGTAAAATCTAGAGAATTAAATCTTGATGGAAACGATGATATTGAATTACATTTTACAGAAGAATTTGGTAATGATGTTATAGGTTTATATGAAGATTATATTAACAATCCTACTACAACAGCTTTAAGGTCAGGCGTACAACTAATAGGCGTTGAAGAAAAAGACGAATCAGGAAAAGCTGAATTTGAAGGTAGATTTTTTTTAAAATTAAAAGCAGACACTAATTTAATTGCTGAATTTAAAGGTAGCACAACTAATACAGAAAATTTAAATGCAATTAGTACAATATCTTTAGATGGAGACCAATCAGATGATGACCCGAGAGCATTACATATGTTTTGTGGTGGAAACGCGGGTGAAAATACAAGTAGTTCAAGCGTTCGTACGGCCGCACCTACAGCGGGTGGGTGGACATCTCCAAATAATAATGCAAGTTCTACGACATCTCCGGGTTGGCAAAACGGCGTACATGGTTCTGTACTTGTTAATGACCCTTACCATTTTGCAATAAGAACAGATAAATCATATGGGGATAGTGATTCAAGTTATGGCTCTCACCCTTTTTTACAAAACTTAAAAGTAGGTAACTTTTTAAAATTTGATAACGGCCCAACGGCAGATTCAAATTATTATAAAATTGAAAGAGTGTTTTCATATAATGAAAACTACGATGGCAGCACTAGAAAAGTTTATGGTATTGGTTTAGATACAAACTTAACTCAAAGATTAAGAAGACAAGGTGAAGACGGAGATACTAATGTTATGCAAATAACTGTTTATGAAATTGATAGTGATGATTTAGTTAATATAACTAATCCGCCTATATTTGAAACAGAACCTCAGGATGATGTAGACATTGACTTATATTATGAAACTCAAGAAAATATGACGATAGCTGATAATCATGGTAATAAGAACCTATTGTCATATTATAATTGTATTAGCTTTGAAAATGGAGTTGAGGGTGTTACGATAAGAGATGACTTTAATGCCCCTCCTGTTGGTAAAGGAGTTAGAGTTTCAACAATATTTGAAGATAATTATCAAGAGGAATCAATTCCTAATGGTTTAATATTTTCTCAAATATATAATGGAAAAACAAATGTTAATAGATTAAATCAATTTATTATAGCTGAAAATATTACAAAACAGCTTAATCCTGATTATGGTAGTATACAACTATTACACACAAGATATAATGATATAATTGCGTATTGTGAAAATAAAGTTATAAAAATATTAACTAATAAAGATGCTTTGTTTAATGCTGATGGGAATGTTAACGTAACATCAAATAAAGCAGTTTTAGGACAAGCAATGCCTTATAATTCTAATTATGGTATAAGTACAAATCCAGAAAGCTTTGCTTTTTATACACATAGAGCATATTTTACAGATAGAAAAAACGGTGTAGTCGTAAGACATTCTATGGACGGAATGGAAGCTATATCAGATTATGGAATGAAAGATTTCTTTAGAGACGCGTTACCGGCAAATACTGGATATATGGTAGGTTCTTATGACATTAGAAAACATCAGTACAATATTAGTACTCATCCTACGAATGCAAATAGCACTCTTTCTTTTTCTGAATCAATAAACGGATGGACTAGTAAAAAGTCCTTTATACCTGAAGCCGCGGAAAGTATACAAAATAAATATTTTACCTTTAAAAATGGTCATATATATGAACATCATGTTGGAAGTGTTTGTAATTTTTATGGTTCAAAAATAACTCCATATGTAGAGGTTATTTTGAATGAAGCCCCTGCTAATATGAAAAATTTTAGAACATTGAATTATGAAGGGGATAGTGGGTGGACATGCCCTAGTATAGCTACCAACCAACAAGATGGAGCTGTAGATTCATTTGTTAATAAAGAAAATAAATATTTTAATTATATAAGAGGCAAAGCAGAAACTGCATCTACGATTGATTTAAAAGCCCTAAATGTACAAGGCATCGGCGTATATAACACTGTTACAAATAATTCAGGAAATACAGTTACATATAGTTTTACAAATAATGTACCTCAAGATTTGCAAAAAGGTGACACATTATATTTTATACATCCAACTGGAAGTGTTGTTACAGCGGTTGGAGCCGTAACAGTAGTTACAGACACATCAGTTACTGCTTCATATTCAACAGTGCCACCTATAAGTGGATCATTTTCTAAATATTTTGTGTTTTATGCAAAAAACGCAAGATGGGAAACAAGCGGGTTATTGGGTTACCATGCAGCCGTAAAGATGCAAAACACAGCAAACACGGTTAAAGAAATATATGCTGTTGGAAGTGAAATTAGTATAAGTAGTTAATACGTAATAATAAATATATAAAAATATATAATGGAAAGTATAGTAGAAATATCAAAATTAATAATAGAAGCGCCTACAGGAGGAGTAAATTGGGCGGTTGCGCCGGCGGTAGCAGCAGCAGGTATACAAGCAGCTGGTCAAGCAGTAGGTGGACTTATAAAATTTGGTGCTAGTTTATTTGGAGGTGGTAAAAGAAGACGTGAACAAAGAAGAGCGGCTAAAGAACTAAAACAAGAAAAACAAGCATTTAGAGATTTAGATACATCTAATCCATATAAAAACATAACTAATCCTTATACAAATTTAACTGTTAATACTCAAGCAGCAGATTTTGCGGCACAACAAAGTGCACAAGGAGCTGCAAATATTATGAGTAGTATGGCTGCCTCAGCAGGAGGCGGAGGGGTTGCCGCATTAGCACAGGCAATGGCAAATAGTCAAAACCAACAAGCACAAGCGGCATCAGTAAGCATAGCCCAACAAGAACAAAGAAATGCACAATTAGGTGCTCAAGGTGAACAGTCAAGACAAATGGCTATTGCAGGCGGAGAATCACAGTCCCAAAAAATGGCTTATGAAAAACAAAGCACTTTACTTGGAATGGCTCAGCAAAGAAAAGGAGCGGCGGACCAAGCAAGAAAAGATGCAACAAATCAATTAGTTGGCGGATTAACAGATATGGCCGGCGGCGCAGCAGGCGTAGCAGCATCAGGAATTTTAAAACCTAAAACATAATATGGCAGATAAAAACTTAATATTAGGAGCAAGACTCGCGGCGGGTGGTTTTAATACTGGTCTAGTAGACACTATAGATAAAAGTATAAAAAGAACTACTGATAACTTAATAAAACAAATTGAAGGAAATAGAAAAGCGCGAGAAGCGGCCGATACTAGGGCTAGAGGTATACTTGATAAATTTCCAGAAGAAATTAATTTTTCAAAATTAGATGGTATACAAAGAGAAAGTTTAACCCCATGGGCTTTTGATAAAAAGAAAAGAGCTTTTGAAATAGGTAATCTACTGACAGAAACACAGGCAGGCACTTCTGATTATTTAACTTTACAAAATGAATTAAATAATATAACCGCTTCATATTCAAATGTAAATGACAACTTACTTTGGGTTCAAGCTAAAAGAAAAGAATATTCTGAAAACCATTTGAGAATATCTAAAGGTTACGATGCCGGTAAAAAAGGTGCATTAGATAATATATTATTACCAGATGAATTAGATTACACAATGACTTATGATAATTTTGGTAATCCTACTTACAACACAACACATGAAGGTAAAAATTATTCATTTACTAAAAAAGATTTTGATTGGTTTGAAACTGACGACGAATTTTCGATATATTTAGATGATTTAAATAAATCTGTAATTAAAGATGGCATAGAGGGTGTTAATTTAAAAGATAATAAATTTAGTGGATTAGTCAATTCTTTAAAAAGAAAATTAATAATTGAACTGGATAATGGTGGTGACGATAGAATTAAATCAATTCTATATGATGATTTATTTAAAGATGTTTTTAGTGATGAAGAAAGGGCAAGATACGAGGAGGATCCTATTAATTTCAAGCCTGTTATAGTTGACAAAATAATGAAAGGGTTGATTGAGCAAAATTCAGTTGGATATGGCACATACAATCCTGGCGGCGGCGAAAGTGAGTTTACAGCCAGCATGCAACAAAAAATTAAATTAGCAATGCCTACAATCCAAAATGCGCTTAATTTTGCAACTCAGCCTTTGAATGCGCAAGAAAGAGTTAAGTCTTTACAAAGACTAGATATTAAAAACGCTAGTAAATTTATGGATAAAGATCAATTATTTAAAGCTTGGGATTCCGCACAACAACAAACAGATACCAAAACTGTAGATATGACATCAAGCGCATACCGAGAATTACCTAATGAAGAAAAAATGAAATTATTTAATGAAACATATGGTGGTGATCAAATAGGCGTATTTTATGATCAAACATCTATTCCTCAAAGTAATCAAGAAGATTTATTTAGGCTTTATGCAACAACAGCTGGATTAGATACAGAGGTTATAAATTATTATATAATGAATGCAAAAGATGGTGCGTTTGGAGACATTGTGTTACCAGATGGAAAAAAAGTGCCACCCGTGTTTAATACTAAAACAGAACAATTTGATGGCCAAAAAACATTTGATAATTTATTAGAAAGTTTACCAGAAATAAATGTTACACAAGACATAATTAACGGATTAAATAACATCGAAGGAAATAATAACTAGATGGAAGAACTATACCAAGCATTACTTCAAAAATTCGATGCTGATATGGGGGAAGAATTGAGAACTAAACAAATTTCTTTTCTACTAACCCAGGACCCCACTAAAGCAATAGACGCCTTATATACAAAATATACTGGGGCGTTACCATCTGAAAATTCAAAAAGATTTCTTTATAATAAAGCACTTGAACTAACTCCTACAAAAGAAGAAAAAATTAACCCCACGTTGGGCAGAAGATTTGTAAATGCTTTTAAAAAAATTGGCTCAAGTGTTTCTGATGATTATTTGAGAGACAGCGCTGCGGGAAGAATTGAAGATAATAGAACACAGATAAGAAAGATTAAAAATACTCCAGATAGTATAAATAATTTTTTTGTAGGCGGTAGATATTCTGTGAAAGAAGGCTACACAGTAGGTGGTGAAAATGTAGATAGAGAAAATGCTTTAAAGTATTATGAAGGCTTAATTGAAAAAGATAGTAAAATATTTAGAGAAAATTTTATTGAATCTAAAGAAATGCAAGAGTATTTAAACAAATATGAAAGTATAAATATATTTGAAGATGATGGGGATAATGAATTATGGGATGATTTTAATTTAACTTTTGATAAAACAACAGGGGTAATTGCAGAACAAATACCACAAATGTTTTCTGCATTAGTTAGTTTTGGATTTACAACATACACACAAGAAGGTGGGGCTGTTGCAACAGAATTAATTAACAGAGTTGCAGCTGAAGAAATGGGATTAACATATGAAGCCTTTCAAAACTTACCAAAAGAACAACAAGCTGATGCTGTATTAAATGCTGTTCAAGATGGTAAAACTGTAGATGCATTTAATGAAGCTAATAGAGTAGGAATACAAAATGCAGCTATGGATTACGCAAGTAATCTTTTTTTAATAGGTAAAGCAACTAAATTTGTACCTAAAACAGCTCTTAGGGGTATATTAAAAGGTAAAGTTAACCAAGATGCAAAAGATTTTTTAGTTGGCGCTGGATATTCCCAATTAGCGGAACTTGTTACAGAAAATGGACAAGAAATAAATTCAGCATTAGCGTTAGATAACCCTATAACTGCAAAATTAATTGCAGAAACAACAGCTCAAACAATATTAGGCACCAGTGGTACACAGGTAAGTATAACGGGCACGAGCATGACCGTTAGAGAAGGAATAGCTGAATTAACAGCATTAAGAAATCCTAAAAGTTTAAGAGCAATAGCAAACGCGTTAAAAGTAGAGGTAAAGAAAAGTAATAGAACTCAATCTGAAAAAGATCAAATATTAAGAAATATAGATGTTGCTGAAAATGTAGCAAATAATTCTACTTATAAATATTTATCTTATGAAGGTAGGAAAAAAATGTTTGATTTAGAAATTGAAAAAGCAGATGCACAATCTAATCTTGCTGGTTTAGAAAAAGAATTTAAAACAAACAACAGTATTTCAATTGAAGCTAAAATTGAAAATGAAAAACAAAGAATTGAAAGTTATGATAATCAATTAATTGATACAAGACTTCTAGAATATTTTCATACAACAGGTAAAACTTTATTATCATATATAAACGCGGACAAAACTGGAGTGTTTGCGGGTAAACAAGGTATAATGCGTAAAACTAGAGCCGAGTTAAAAACATGGCTTAAAAAAAATAGACCTGACCTTTTAAACGACGAAAATATTATTGACATGCTGGAGGGCACCGTAAATAAATCAGGTATGCGTATGTATACATCTGGAGCTATGAAAGGTGATTTAGCTTTATTTGTTGAAGAAAATGTTGACAACAATATATTTAAAACTAACAATGGAAAAAGCACTTCTGGTAATGTTGTACACCATGAGGTAATGCACTTTATATTTGAATCATTATCAAGAAATGAAAAAACAGCTATAATACAAGCTTTAGATGCAGATTTTGCAAATTCAACAGATCCTAAAATGGTAGCTGCATATAAATTATTAAAACAAAGATTATCTGTATATGGTAAATTTGATCTTAAAAATAATGATATTGTAGATGAATATTTATCAGGATTATCTGATGTTTTAGCTAATCAAGCAGCATTAGAGAATATTGAACAAGCTAACATGTTTAATAAATTTGGTGAGGCTTTTGCAAAAACTTATTCTAAAAATATAAAGAATTTGCCATTTGAAATTAGTGGAGAAAATGCTTTAGAATTAATAAAAAGATATAATAGTTTTACAGGTGTTAAACCTTTATCTACAAAAACAGTATTAGAAGCCGCTGACGATATTGCAAAAACTGTAACAAAAGCCGGTAAAGTTGATATTGAAGAAAAATCTAAACCATCTAAAGAAGTACAGTTAACACCTGAACAAATAAAAGCTAGTCAAAATGCTTTAGACCAATATATAACTGAAGATATAAAAACACAAGATGATTTTAAAACCAGTGACGTTGCTAGAGCAGGTATATACACAGAAATAGAGGTCAATCTTATTATAGACCCAGTTATAAATAGCATAATACAAAGAGATGAAAACACTGGTAGTTTAACACCTGAGGTACAAGAAGATATTAAAAGAAAGGTAAGAGAAAGAATTACAGAAAGAGTATTTAAAAACTTTAATCCAACATTAGAAGGAAATAAAAGAAGTGTATTTAGTTATATTTATGGTAAAAAAGAAAGCAAGGGGTTAGGTGGTATTGCATTTAGAGCATTTCAAGATGTTAAATTAGAATATGTAAAGAAACCAAAAGCGCAATCTATTGAAACAGACGCGGGCACTACAATTGATATTTTAGATGAAACTTCAATAGATGTAGAATCTATGATAGATGCTAAAATACTTAGTGAGAACATAGAAAATACTTCTAATCCTAAAATGGAAGATGAAATTGATATACTCACAGAAGATGATATAAAAGATTTACAAGATTTTGTTGATGAAATATTTGGTGAAGACCAAGCTTTTGACCCCAGCGATGCTGATTTTAGAAACAATATTAAAAATTTGTTTGAAAATGCAGTAATGCCTAAAATAAGAAAAGCGGCTGGTAATTTTGAAAAGTTTTTTGACAAATATATAGATAAACTTTTTGACCCTAAGAAAAAGTTATTATCAATACAATATTTATACCAAGCAGAAAGAAAATTAGAAAACAAAAACTTTGCTAAGTTAAATAAAAGATTAACAACACAAGAAGAGATTAGAAAAGCAAGAGATGAAAAAAATGCTTTTGTTGAAAATGAAGCGCAAGGTGTTGATTTATATGATAGATTAAAACCATCATTAAAAACTTTAAAAGAATATTATAGTTATGGTGAAAAGAAGCCCAATTCTACTATAAGAGCAAGAAGAAATAAACTTTTTGGGGAATTTGGTAAAGAAATTGCATTCAATTTATCTCCGACAGCAATAAAGCAATCGCCATTATCTACCGAAGACCAAGCAACAGCGGCTAGAAAAATAGAAAGAACCCTAGCTAGTAAGCAATTTGCTTTTTCAATGGGTTTACAAGATATTTATTATAATGTTACTGATAACACTACAAGATATGCAGATGGAATAATTGAATTTTTACCATATCTTGATAAATATCCAGGCTTATTAAATATTGGCATTGTTACTAGTGGGTTAGAAATGGGTGGTTATATTAGTAAGCAACAAATTCAAGAAATTAAACAAAAATTATTAGCAGGTTCTAAAAATTGGGTTGGTAGAAAGAATTTTTCTTATGGTAAATCAGCAACAAGAAAGCAAGTACGTGAGGATGCTGAAAAAAATTATTATAAAGGCGCGCCCATTAGTCAAAAAAATCTTAAAACTAAAAGTTTAAAATGGTTAATAGACGCTACTGACAGATATACCAACTCGGGTATACATTTATGGTTAGCTATTAATGAATTTATAAATGAACCTAATATTACACAGGCTCAGAAAAAAGAAAGACTTCTAACTATGATACACTTTATGGTTAATTCCTATAAAGATAAATCACATTTACATAGAAGAATGGCTAAACTTGCAGGATTTGACGTAGTAGCGGCTGCAAATAATGAACAAATGATAATGGAGCATGCAATGCAGAGTTTCAGAGCTTGGAAAGAATTATTAAGCGGGATTAATAAAAAAGAAGTACCGTTTCCAAAATTATTAGATAAAGTTTTAGAAAATTATGTATTAATAGGGATGTCGAAAAAAGATGCTGACAAAGTTGATACAGCTACATATATAGACAATGAAGGTAAAACTAAATTTTATAAATTTGGCATGGGTAGAAACTGGAATTTATGGAAAGACAGTTGGACAAGAAGACATTTTAATAGTGCCGTTGCAAAAATTGACGGTGGGGTTGCATTAAAAAACTATAAAACATTACAAGGAAAATCATTTTCAATACAATTTAACATAAAAAAAGATGGTACGCCTAGAACCTTACCCAGTAAAGAAGCTAATTTAGATTTAGAATTTAATTCAATATTAGAAGATAAATCAGGTATATTATCAACTACTAAATATTCTGCAGTAAGAGCTAGAAGAAGAGGTAAAAATAAAGGTAGATATAATTTATTTATACCGCCTGGGGCAGAAGACTTTTTAGGGCTAATATATGCGTTTTTACCTAAAGGATTTAAAGGCGATCAAGCTATAGAGTGGGTAAGAATTAATTTAATTAGACCTTTTGGTAGAGCAATGGCGAATATTGAAAGAGAAAGAGTGTCAATGATGGCTGATTTTAAAGAATTAAAATCAAGACTACCTAAATTGCCTAAAAAAGCTGGTATATTCGCGCAATCGCCTTTACAACAAAAAGTATTAGATGGTGATTTTACAATGGGAGATGCTGTTAGAGTTTACATATGGAATAAACAAGGAATGAAAATTCCAGGGTTGAATAAAGAAGAAGAGGCAAGTTTAATTAACTTAATTAAAAAAGATAAAACTTTTAAGGATTTTGCAGATAATTTAATATTAATTACTAAAGCTGATGGTTATATAAAGCCTGACAATAACTGGGAGGCTGGAACTATATCAACAGATTTAAAACAAAGTATAAATACAACAAAAAGAGCAAAATACCTCCAACAATGGCAAAAAAATGTTGATACAATATTTTCAGAAGAAAATTTAAATAAACTTGAAGCCTTATTCGGTAGAAATTATAGAGAAGCATTAGAAGATAGTCTTCGTAGAATGAAAACTGGTAGAAATAGAAAGCCTAGCAATAACAAACAAGTTAATGTTATGTTGGATTGGCTTAATGACGCGGTTGGTACTATTATGTTCTTAAATAGAAAATCTGCTGTTCTGCAAACAATATCAACTATAAACTTTATAAACTGGAGTGATAATAATTTATTGCAAGCTGGTAAAGCTTTTTCTAATCAACAGCAATTTTGGGGAGATTTTATGAGATTATTTAATTCAGACTATTTGGTTCAAAGAAGAGGTGGTTTGAAAATAAATATTAACGAATCTGAACTTGTAGAACAGGCTGAAAAAGGAGGGGTACGTGGTGTTATAAGTTTATTATTAAGTAAAGGTTTTGTTTTAACAAGATATGCAGATAGTTTTGCAATTGCATTAGGAGGGGCAAGTTTTATTAGAAATAGAACAAATACGTATACTAATAAAGGATTAGAGCAAGACACCGCTTTTGAAAGAGCCTTTGAGGATTTTAGAGAAATAGCTGAAGAAACACAACAATCTAGTAGACCTGATAAAATATCTATGCAACAAGCAAGTAATTTGGGTAGAGTTGTTTTAGCTTTTGCTAATACACCTATGCAGTATGCTAGACTTATGAAAAGGGCTGCACAAGATATACGAGACGGGCGCGGTGATCCTCTAACTAATTGGTCAAAGCTTATATATTATAGTTTTGTTCAAAACTTTATATTCAACGCAATGCAGCAAGCATTATTTGCAATGGGATTTGGAGAAGAAGAAGAAGATGAAAAAGAAAGAGATAGAGTTATAAAAACCGCTGAAGGTATGGCGGATTCAATTATTAGAGGTACAGGTGTATATGGCAATGTATTTTTAATGGCTAAAAATGTTGCGGTTGATATAGCAAGAAGAGCAAATAGGCCAAGGCCTAAATTTGGAGAAGCAGCATGGAAATTGTTTGATTTTATGCCTCCTGTAGACAGAAAGGTAACACAAATAAGACAAGCACTTTCTGTATTCGATTATGACATGGATGAAATAAAAGAAGCAGGACTTAGTTTAGATAATCCCGCAACAATGGCAGCTGCAAGATTCATATCAGCTACAGCTAACATACCTCTTGATCAAGCAATGAGATTGTATGAGCAAGGAAAAGGAATTGTTGATTCAGAAACTGAATTATGGCAGAAATTAGCATTATTATTAGGTTGGGACGGATGGACTTTAAAAATAGAAGAAGATAATACAAGATTAATAAAAAAGAAAAACAAGTTACAACCTACAAAAATTAAAAAATTAAAAATTAAAAAGCTAAAAATAAAATAATTATGGCAAAAGATGCATGTTATAAAAAAGTAAAAGCAAGGTATAAAGTGTTTCCGTCCGCTTACGCTAGTGGTGCAATAGCTAAGTGCAGAAAAGTTGGGGCAGCAAACTGGGGTAATAAATCTAAAAAATAAATTATGGCAACAAAAAAATATAAACCACATATGATGTATTGCAAAGATGGTTCTGAAAAGAAAGCAATGACATATAAAGAACACTTAGCATTAAAGAAAAAAGGATGTGGACATTCAAAACCTAAAGATGGCGGTAAGAAAAACTAAAAAAGGAGCAGCCCTTAAACGCTGGTTTAAAGAAAAGTGGATAGATGTAAGAACAGGTAAGCCTTGCGGTAGACGTAAAGGCGAAAAGCGTGGCACACCCTATTGTAGACCAAGCAAAAGAGTATCGGGAGATACCGTAAAAACAGCTTCTGAGATGTCTGCATCGGAAAAAGCTGCTAAAATAAGGGAAAAGAAAAGACTTGGGCAGCCATCAGGTAAGCCAAGAAGAGTAAAAAACGTTAAAAGACGTAAAAAATAGGTGATTACATATATTATACAAA